TCACTCGGTTGCCAACTCGGTTGCCCGTATACTTGTTGAAAGCAGATACGATACCACGTGTCGTTGCATTTTCTTTGACAACAAGTTCATTGTCTTCATCGGTGTCCATAGACTCCGAACGCAAGATATAGTAGTCATCAAAACCTGCACTTGTCACAACACAATACCTATCTTTCTTTGCCTTTTCTCTTTCAATAGACTTAGTTATAGGAATAAAGTGATCAACTTTCTGACGATAGTCTTTGCCGTGAGCAATATAGAAACCAATCACATTAGATTTAGTTCTTGCCTTCAACAATTTAATAAGAGCTGAAGTTTGACCATTGTGATAAGAATCCGCTTGATATTCTTCTTGATTTTTGGTTTTCGTATCACGAATTACAACCTTATTAACTTTTTTCGTTCTACTGCTCGAAAGAGAATAACGAACATCTCCAGTGTGATAAGGTTTATCGTCGAGTAGATACTGTGACAAAGAGTGTCCATCACCGTCAGTCAGAAAAACGGTGTTAACAATCTGCAACTTGTATTTTTTCTGGAAGTAAGGAATGATTTCCATAGCAGCAATAATTGTTTCGTTCAACGGAGTACCCGACAAGGCCATCCAGTGAGGAGTACGGGGAATTCCACGATAAGATGATAATCCACCCATATACATTAGAGCAGCGCCAGCATAAGTAAAATCTTTGGCCGACATTCGACTAGACAACAAATTGATTAGACCAAAATCATTGATCACAAAATCATTTTTCTTTGATTTGAATGTTGATGAATTTTCTGTAATGGTGCTCTCAACAAAAGAATACACTTCAAAAGGAATATTCACCTTCTTACAAAACATTACAAGATTAAGTAGTTGTTTGATTGTATTTGCAAGGTGACGAGCCATCGAACCAGACCAGTCAACAAACATGATCAATCCATGTGATTTACCACCAGGCACCACAGTAATTTTCTTGAAGATATCTTCATTGAATTGATATGAGAACACCTGTTTCATATTCAAGTCACCGGTTTTCGCTGTCGTAGCACGTTTCAATTGATCTGCATTCTTACGCATTTCAAATTCTTTGACAAGATAGGAAACAACTTTGTTCGAATCTCTACGGAACGAATCGAATTCTTTTTTGGCGACACCATATCCTTCTTCTTCATATCGTTTGTACACATCTTTATAATCAAAGATGTTATTCTCGACTTTGAAATCTGGAATATTCACATAACGAATTTCGGTGTCATCATTAGCGAACAACTGATATTCGTTTTTACGATAGGCATCATCTGTTCTGGAACGGATTTCTTCTTCATTATCTTTGTCGGATTTTTTATCATCTTTATTGCTTGAAGAAGAATTGGCCTCTTTCTCAGTTTCTTCAGAATTATCTTCACTCTGATCTTTTGGTTCACCATCTTCTCCATCACTGGGAAGATCACCTTCTTCTATTTCATATTCTTCAGAGTCATAATCTTCATCAGAATCGTCTTCTCCACGTTCTTCTTTTTGTTTTTTGCGTTCCTCTTCTTCCAACTTCATGTAGTCAATAATTTTTTTAGTGACTACAACAACTTCATCGAAAGTTTCAGTTGATTCAACAAGACCCAGCAACTCACGCTCAATTTCATTGAATTTAATGGTAAGCAATGCACCACCTTTGCAGTGCAGGTTTACACGATCAATAAAGTTATATTCATTGAGGTCTTTGCCGGCTGTTTCAAAGAAATTTCTTTCTAGAAGCTCTTGATAAGCTTTTACGAAAGAGTTCTTTAGACCAGGATATTTGTATTTGATTTTACGCTCGATGCGGGAATCTTCAACAATGTTCAGAACCGACATGTTGACTTTTTCTTCTTTGGATTTCTTCAGGCCTTCCAAAGGAGTATACAGAGCATGGCCAACTTCGTGTCCCATAAAAAGATCATAGAGTTGTGAAGAGATATTTTTATCCAGAACAGGAACTGTAAGAATTCGGTTCTGCACATCAAAGAAAGCCGTTGATACATTACGCTGTTCAACGATCAGGTCTTCGGTGGCCATCAGTTTGGCCAAAATAGATTTTGAGTCAATCAGATTCATATCACTTTTTCTCGGTAATTACAAGTACATTGCCAGTTTCTGTCTGTTCTACTGTCAAATTTAGAACAGTGCCTTCTTTCCAACCCTTTTCTTGAATGAGTTCATCAGGAAATTGAAGGATTGCATCACCGGATCCATCTTCTGCTTCGATCAGCTTTGTAGTCCAGTGTTTTTTTGAAAAATCTTTCGACATTTACTCATCTCCAATCACAAATTTAGTAAAATTACGCAAATTTTTGTCTCTACGTGAGTATTTTACATCATTTTTGTGCTTTTGAACATATTTAATTGGAGTCCGACACACAGGACGTTGTAATTTTACAACAAAAGTCTTTTTTGTCTTCATTTTAACGCCGCATTTTAGAAATTTCGACTGCTTGTTCATCGGAAAACACAGGAACAGCGTTGGATTTGTGCATTGTAGCGATTCCGACAACTTTTGTGCCAGTATAAACCTTGGGAGCAGCTTTTGTGCCGCCATTTTCACCGGTACTTAGTGAGGGAAGGCGTACAGTCTCTCGGCCGGCAGGAGCCGACAATTTATAACCAGTCAGTAAATTGTTGGTCTTCGCAATTTTAAGAATTTTAGTTGGTTTGTGAGACTCCAACCATTTCTCATATTGCTCGCGTTCAGCTTTAGGCCGTTTTTTGACCTTCGATTTTTGTATTCGTGTATAAATCATCATAATAATCTCCAATGCTATAAGTATAACAGAATTGGATTTAATGTCAAGATGGTTGTTGCGTCCTAACAACAACATTGATTTATATTAGTCTTGTCGTCTATATCGTTTTCTGGAAGATTTTTGATATTCATTATCATAATAATCTTCATTATAAAATGCTTTTCTAGATGGTTTTGTTTTAGTTGTCTTCTTTTTTTCATAGAAGAACTCATATTCATCTTCGTTGTAGTCTCTATTCCTACGAAACCTTTCAACATTTTTCGGCACTTAGTTACTCCTTACTTAAAACTTCAAAATTAATGCCCCCAATTTTTGTTTCTGGTCTATCTGACATATCAAACTCAGAAACATAAGTGATGTTTGTGCGGGGGTAACATACCTTCACCACTTTTAATAAATTACATACATTATCGTTACAATCGTTGAAGATAAAAACTTCATCAACGTATTTTATACTTTCTAATATTGTTTTTCTAGTTTCCATACTTTGGTTTAGTATACCCGTCTTCATATGAAGTAACATATCGGAATGTATACCCACAATTAACCAATCACCCATCTGTTTACATTTCTGTAGGTGTATTATTTCTTTTAAAGATATTGGATCAAAATAACCAGACGTTACTATTATTTTTTCTTTGGTTATCATGGTAGTAGATCAGGAAAAGCCTCCTTGACAAACTTATAATCTAATCCTTTTACACCTAAATCTTTTTGAAAAATACCTAGCAGTACTTCAGCTTCTCTTGGTTCAATAGATTCTAACATTTGAATTAGTAGTTCGTTGCGTCTTTTCTCGGAGAGAGTTTCTGCTGTATGATTGCCTTCTAGGAAGATATAAATTCTTCGTAGTTGTGCATTTAAACTATCATGTGTTATGCCTGGCAATACATCAGTTGGTACTTTATAATTTTCTGGAATCTCTTTTATTTTCCATTTAAAATCTGGATGATAAGTCAATTTTAGAATGTCAACTAAAGTCTGTGACAAGTTATTACCAATTACTTGCATTCTTTCTTTTTTGCTTTTGGCATTTTCAAATTCATCAAAAATCTCATACATTGTTTTCATCAAAAATCCTCAATTACATCAATTAAATTTTTAAGTTTATTGGCTATTAGATAATCTAGTAGTTTATTTTTAGGTGCCGGTTTGATTTCATCATAAGTATTTATAATTTTGTCTTTAATATCACCGGGTATGTTTCTCAAATCAATCAAAGCCTGATTGCGAGAAAAACCAATTTTTTCATTTTCATTATCCCAGTCACCATAGTTTTTTTCCATCAGCTTTTCGAATTTGATCTTGGAAATTGTTGTTTGTCGTAAATCACGAACGAAACAATCTGATGGTGATAAAATATTAGGAATGCCATCACCTTTGTCACCACGAATAATTTTTTCCTTTAGTTCCATCAATGGATTCTCGGAAACAATAAATTTCTTTTGTGATGGATTATATTGCTTGACTGTGTATTTGTTTGATGGCATATTGTACTGTTGTAGTTGCAGAAAATCACCATCACTAGAAATGATCAATATATTTTCATGCATAATGTGTCGTGGTACAAGTGTGCCGATAATATCATCAGCTTCGGCACCTTCAACATCAACAACTTTGTAAGGAAAGTAATCCTTCAGTTCTTGTTTAAATTTCGTCAACATATCAAAGATGAGGTGCCAGTCTAGATCAGATTTTTCTCTAGTTTTCTTGCGGCCAGCTTTGTAAAAAGGAAACAACTCACGGCGCCAATATTTCCTGTTGTCGCAACAGAGAACAATTTCATCATAATCGTTTCGGAAGTTTTTAACATGAGTCCTAATGATGTTTAGGATCATATGGCGAATTAAGCTTTCTTCCAACTTAACTCCTTTTTGGCTGGCAATTTGTGCCATTAGACCGGCCAACAATACCTGATTTAGATCAACGAGAATCATAACAAACCTTAAAAAAATTACACTTCACCAATCTTATCACATTCTTTCAGTGAAGTCAACACCCTTTCAACAAATTCTTTGGAGGTTGTTGTTTTTCTGGAAACCATTCCATACCAATCTTGTTCTATTAAAGAGGAAACATACTCTCTAGGATCCGTCAGTATCGCATCAAAATGATCTAGGTCACCTACAGCATCATTTTCTGATTTGAATAATACTACGTGCCATTCTGGACCCATTGGGCTACCACCAACAGGTTCTCCAGCGGTTTTGTGTTGACTCACTATTATATTAAGAGAATTATTTTGTCCCTCTACTGGTATAAAACATAATGTATCATAATCTTTTACTGTTTCAAAAAACTTTAACATTGTAATCCTTTGATGTGTGATTTTCGCACTCTTACCATAATCCATGAATTGTAATACACATCACTCTCCAAAACACCATTGACAAATTGTTCTTTTGCTTCAAGATAACCACATTCACCTTTTGTTTTGCAAAGGTGTTTTATCTCTCTTTTAAAATTTTCTTTACCGTAAGTTGCAACGTCTTTTTTAAGTTCTTCATTGGAACCATAGTAACTTTGCCAATCACTAAAAACTTTAAATCGTTTCTTTTTACCTTTAACTTGTTTTGTTTTTGAGGAGTAAAAGAACTTTTTACCAATATACTGTTTACCAGTAACAGTGTTTGTGATTACATAAACAAAACCATAATAATCATTAATCAAATCTTCGGTGAAGTCTTGATTATTATATGACCAATTTAATCCCATTCTTGATTGTCCGGATCTTCATCTTCGTCATATTCAGAAAGTTCTTCTATGACTTCACCACAAAATGGACAAAATTCTGGATATTCTGATGATGTTAATTCTTCGACATATTCTATATCATAAGAAGATTCGCAATTGTGACATTCAGCTGTTATTGTTTTATTCATCTTTAACCCCTCTTTTTGGAAACAAAAAGTTTGTTTGTGTTTCCACATAGTATTTTGATATATTAACAAAATTATTTTTTAACATATAAGCGAACTCTGTTTGTGATTTTATAAAATCGTGACATGCTTTATTTAAAACTTCGTCTTTCACAATCTCATCGGTATAGTAACTTTTTGTATCTTGAATTGTATCAATAAACAGTTTAGCCGTATCCCATTTTATACCGAACATTTTGTTCCTTTTGTGAATTTTATGTTAATGTGCCCAAACATCTCCCCAGTTTCCTTGTAGAGCACCTTTTGCATAATCTGTTGCACGATTCTCAAAGAAATTTGTGTGTGTTGGAGCATTAATCATTTCCTCAACCCAAGGCAGAGGATTCTTTTTAACTTTCATAATACCTTTTAGACCAAGACTAATCAATCGGCGGTCAGTAATGTATCTGATATATTTTTTAACATCAGCAGCATCTAAACCTTCCATGTTGCCTAAACTGAATGCTAAATCAATAAACTTGTCTTCAAGCTGAACCATTCTTTCAGCAATCGTATAGATTTTTGATTTCAAGTCATCATTCCACACTTCTTTGTTTTCTTCTATATATGTACGGAACAATTTGATCATTGATTCTGCATGTTGAGTTTCATCAACGATAGACCAAGTAACGATTTGACCCATGCCTTTCATCTTGCCTTGTCTTGGGAAATTCAACAACATGATGAATGAAGAGAACAACTGCATACCCTCTGTGAATGCGGAGAACACAGCAATGTGTGTTGCTGTTGATTCGATTGTTCCGTTCTTTGAAGAGATATCCATAACATAATCATGTTTGTCTCTCATCTCTTGATATTCCAAGAATTGGTTGTATGTTGTCTCTGGCAAACCAAGAGTTTCAATCAAATGACTATATGCAGCAATGTGCAAGGCTTCGCGAGCAGCGAAACCGGATAACATCATGCGAATTTCTGGTTGAGGAAAATAAGGAAGATAATTACGAACATAACCACCAGCAACGTCAATATCGCCTTGAGTGAAGAATCTAAAAATGTGTGTTAAAAATTGTTTTTCTTCATTCGTTAATTTCTTTTTCCAATCGTTCACATCTTCAGCCATTGGAACTTCTGTGTGTAACCAATGAGATTGTTCGTGTTTTAACCACGCATCATAAGCCCAAGGATAGTTGAACGGCTTAAAATGATTGCGTTCATCCGTGAGTTTTGTTTCTAACTTCTTAATCATTTAACCACACCTCTAATTGTTCTTTTGTTTTTAAACCAGTCGTTCTTTTCATAATCGTTCCATCTTCAACTATAAGAAGTGTTGGAACTGATCTTATTCCATATTCTATTGCTACATCTAAGTTTTCATCGATATCAACAACATCGATAGGAATTTTTACATCCATATTCTCCAATGTTTTACTCAGTGTTTTACATGGCTGACACCATGAAGCTGTAAATCGTATAACTTTTTTCATATTAACACCATGAAGTTTTGGCTTCACCATAATATTCTCTGGCAAAACCGTTTGTTATTAATAGCATTCTTAAACTTTTGCCGTCTAGTAATACATCTCCCAATACACGACCACCGTACTTGTCCCATTCCATAAGAACAACCTGTCTCTTTTGGGATTTGTTAATCGTATCTTTAGTGAATTGTGTTGCGGCTTGACCTCTTGCATCTTCTTGTGGGCATTTAGCTCTGTGTCCTTTTTCTGGAGTATCGACTCCAAAGACTCTAATTGACAACTCTTTCTTAAGAGGGTCAGGCAACCAGTTGGCTTGAAAGGCTACGGTGTCGCCATCGATGACTCTTGTGAGAAGTACATCGTATGTGACACCGGCCTTTTCTTTTTGTGCAAATGCAATTAACGGAACAAATAATAACGTTAGTAGTAGTTTTTTCATTTTTCTTCCTTTTTATTCGTTCATTCGCCATTTGTTTTCTGGCAATCCATAATCCCATTTTGGGTCCATTTCAACATTCCATCTAGTAGTAGCGACATTAAAATCCGGTATTTTCATTTCTTTAGGATTACTTGCTGGTTCTAAAATAACAACACGATTGTTTGGTTGTGCGGCAAATTGTCCGTTGTCGCATTTAATAAAGTTAAAACTTTTGTGATCCTCAACATCTTCACTATGACCACAATCTATAATATTAAAATCTGGATGTGCAGAATCAACAGTAAAAAGATATTCTCCTCCTAACCAAGATCCATCCTTCATTTTAATTTTACATCTCATGTTTGCTATCATTGCTTTTTTAATCACAGTAATATCATAAGACATGCTATTCCATAATTGTAAGAAATCTAAAGGATATGGTTTACCTTCTATGGGTTTCCAACAATATGCATGTAATGGAAGTTTATCATATAACGCACCATATCGATTTAAATACGATTCAATACGAAACGCTTGGCTACGCTGAGACTTTATTGATATCCACCAACACGGTTCAAGTTCTCCATGCCCTTCTTGAAAGTCGTATAGAAATTCTTTTCGAATAAAACATTTTACTGCTGGTAGGTTTGCTACTATATGTGACATTTATCCCTCACATGCAATACAATCATTACCTTGTGCTATAGCGCTCATATCAAGTTCTTTAATAACTTCACGTTCAATACGCTTAGATACCTTATCAGCCTTAGCCAATTTTTCAGAACGGCAGTAGTACAAAGTTTTCAAACCTTTTTTCCATGCCAAGAAGTGAATTGCATGTAGATATTTAATATTCACATCTGGACGGAAGAACAGGTTAAGTGATTGTGCCTGATCAATGAATACTTGTCTATCGGCTGCATGTTCGATGACCCAACGTTGATCAATTTCCATGGATGTCTTGAATACCGCTTTGGTGTTTTCGTCCATCCAGTTTAAATGTTGAACAGAACCATCGTTAGCAATAATTGATGACCAGATATCATTATACTCTTCTTCACCCTTTGGTGTCAATGGTGTTCCATCTGAAGAAAGATGATTCTTAATCACCTTATCCAAATAACGATTCTTATTTAAATATGAGCCCGATAAAGTGTCCTGACGGTAAGCGTTAGCACGATAAGGCTCAATACTAGGGCTAGTATTTCCCATAATGATAGACGAAGAAGCATTTGGAGCGATAGCCATAAGATGACTAAAACGCTTGCCAGTGCCCACAGCATCGGGTGCTTCACCGCGTTCCAAACCGAGTTGAAGATTTGCTTCATCTAGTTTCTCCCTAACATGTTTGAAAATCTTATTGTTTAATACTTTCGCCATTACACCTTCAAAGGCCACATTGTTTTTTTGTAGAAGAGCATGAAAACCGAGGGCACCAATACCGATAGAGCGTTCACGGCTAGCACTATATCTTGCGCGTGATATGCTGTCAGGAGCATTATCAATGAAGTGCTGAAGAACGTTATCGAGCATCTCCGCAACGTCCCGAAGAAATAGTTCGTTATCTTTCCAATCATCATAATACTCCAAGTTCAAAGAAGATAGACAGCAAACAGCTGTGCGTTCTTCATTAGTGGGAAGAATAATTTCCGAGCAAAGGTTCGACTGATGTACTTTCAGTCCTTTGTCTTTCAACCATTGTGGTAGATGACGATTACTTGTGTCGATGTAATGAATGTATGGTTCACCCGTGTGCATACGCAATTCTAGAATTTCTTGCCACAAATGTTTTGCAGAAACAACTTCACGAACTTCTTTCGTATTCGGATCAATTAATTCCCAGTCATCACTCGCCTGTGGATCTAACATGCAGTTTTCAATGACTTGCATGAATTTATCCGAGATATTAATGCCATGGTGTAGATTCAAACATCTTACGTTTGGATCACCCGTTGGCTTACGCATCTCTAGGAAGGGAACAATATCAGGATGACTAATATCAAGGTAAGCAGCATAACTTCCACGGCGAGTACGGCCTTGGCGATAAGCCAAGCTCGATGCATCGTAAATCTTGAGGTGCGGCATAACGCCAGTAGATTTATCGTCCGCCGAACGTATCCCAAAGCCGATACCAACACCACCGCCAAACATAGACAGCCAATTAGTTTCAGAAAGATTATCAACTAGACCCTCCGCAGTATCTTCAATAAAGTTGAGAAAACATGAGATAGGTAAGCCACGCTTACTGCGCCCATAACTAAGAATAGGAGTGCTATAAGATAACCAATGTTTACTGCTATACTCATATAGACGCTGAGCGTGAGCCACATCGGTTCCGAAAGCTTTGGATACGTATGCGAATCTGTGTTGGGGTGAGACTTCATCTTCTCGCATGTAAGATTCTTTAAGTCTTTTGATTCCAAGTTCATCAAATAGTCCATCTCTTTCCAAATTGATACTAATGCCTAGATATTCTTCCATATATTACACCTTATTTTTCTAATATTGTTTTAATGTCTGGTGGAGTCCAACCATCTGGTTTCAAAACTTTTCCATCTTCTCTCTTCAGGACTTTTCCGTTCGGAGAGATTTTTGCCAGATTACTCCTTGCAACCTCATTCCACACCTTTTGTTGTGGTAAATTTAGAGTGATCTCTAGGCCCTCAATCACCCATTTCAAATCCGCACATGCATCGGCAACTTCAACGATATCACGATTGGCATATGCTGCCATCAATTCTTTGAATTCTTCAACAACAAGATCAAGATACAGTTCAGATTGATTACCAAAACCTCTTTCTTTCTGATCACATGCATCCATGAATGTTTTTACATCTTTACGGCTGTTCATTCACATACTCCTTGATCATTGGAAAAATCGGTTCAATTGCATCTGCACAAGCAAGAGCAACTTCTTGATGTTCTTTTTGTGTTCCGTTTGCGCTGCGGAGTTGTATATAGTGAACCCAAGAACGCAGTGTTCCATTCATGTACATTCTTGATTTTGTAATACCCTCTGGTAGAACGGCCCGCGCCTGTTCTTTTGCAATACCTTTATCTAATGCGAATTGATAGGCTGCGCCAGCAACTCTAATAACTTCTTTCTGATAATTTTCCCACCAAGTGTGAATTGCTAAATTATCAGTTTCAATACTATTCTGACGATTCTTCAAATCTTGCAATCTTGCTTCCCGAGTTTCGAATCCAAGTTGAGAGGCGTCTGCATAACGTTGTGAAAACTCCTGAAATGAAAATGAACGATGACGGAGAATCTGTCGTGCAATATCACGTGTAGTTTCAACTTCCAAACAGACGGAAACCATCTCCAACGGCGACCAATGTTGGTTCTTAATCAGATAACGAACCAGTTTCTCCGATGTTTCGGTGTTGTTTTGGTTAGACGGATTTGAAACTCTGGCACAGTATGCGACTTGATCCAGAAGACTTCTTTTGGATGGTACATCTACTCCCATGATATTTTCAAAAGGACCTTGCGAATAATTAATTAAAGTTACTTTCATTCATTTTCTCCATTATGTTTTCTTCCAATTTACGAATTCCATCTTTGCTCTCAAATTTACAAAGGTGTTTTTACTTATAATATCTTGAATTTCCTCAGGTGAAAATCCAGCCAAGACCATATCATTGATATCTTTCTCTTCAATCATTTCTGGCCAAATAACAACATTATAATGTTCTTCAATGGCCTTATCCATTTGCTTGTGCAGTTCTTTGTTTCTAGGTTCATTATCATAAACCAAAACCACTTTGCTTTTATCAATGTGCTTCGCTGCGGCCGTCAAATTTGAGTCGGCTGTTGCAACTGCATTCTCTAGGAACAACGAATCGATAGGACCTTCAACAACATAAACATATTCTTCTTTGTTGATGTTATCCAGACCAAAGATTTTATGGTTTTCATCAGTCAATTTTACAGTTATGTATCTCAATTTGGATTCACCAAGGGCTCGACCTT